GTTAAATCAACAACACTCCCATCATCCTTAATAACACTCACACCACCATCAGTAGCAACCGCTATGGTTAGCACAGGTAATCCAGTGTCAGGGTCTATAGGTGCGTTGGGGAGAACTGTTACGGCTATGTCGTTGACATCTGCACTGTTTAACACACCCATACTTGAGTCTGCTGTTACGTTTGTATTTGGGTACGCAGTTAAAGGTGTTACTTTACCTGTATTACCTGATGACGTAACGTGTTTACCCGCTTCGTCTTTAACAAAATCTAAATAATGTAACCCTTCATTTGAGGCATAGTTTCCTGATATATTTATACCAACAAACACCTTACCGTCTTTTGCTGAAACACAAGTTGGATTATAAGAGTTAAGTTGTCTTAAAACTCCTTTACCAACATCCGTAGTCGTATTTCTGGATGTAAACCACATAGGCATACTAGGGTCATCTGCATCATAGATAGTAACCTTGTTAGACTCAGTAACAATCACAGCAACCGCAGGGAACTTCTTAGTTGCACCACGACTGCTAGTGTTTAACGGCTCGTTGTACCATGAAGTACCTTGAGTACGGTTACGCCATGCCCCACCGTCAGAGTCTTTGCTAGTGTCATAGACAAATACGTCAGTGGCAGTTACTGCTTTTGACTCAGCTATGGCTGTAAGGTCTTGATAAGCAACACTACCTAAGTTAGCGGCATGGGTTGCGGCTGTTGAAGCATGACCTGAAGCAGTAGTAGCGTGGGTAGAAGCTGTAGATGCAGAACTAGCGGCTGATGTTGCACTGTTCTGTGCGTCAATTACAGCGCCCGCAAGGTCAGTAGTTTGACCTAGCTTGCTTACTAGCGTTGCCATGTTGCCAGTAGATTTACTTAAATTTGCAACTTCATCACTCACACCAGCGACTGTCTGTACTTCACTTATAACGCCAGCGACCGAATCTACGTTTGTAATGCTGTCAGATACGCTATCAATCTCAGTTAGCTTGTTTTCTACTGCGGCGATATCTGATAAAGCGTTTTTGACTGCTTCAATCTCGGCAAGCTTATTACCTACGTTGTTAACATTACCAATGCTTGAGCTTACGTTAGCTATTATGTTGCCAGCGTTTAAGCTGGTAGCTACTGTCGTGATGTCGGCGTTGTTGCCGTGTACTGAAGTTAGTTCAGAGCTTAGTCCAGCAACTGTATTAATCTTTGGCGCTAACCCGGCTACTGTGCCAATGTTGTTTGAGCCTGTGAGGTCTGTAGCTACTGTGCCAATATCAGCCGCGTCTGCGGCTACAGTAGCGACATTTGAAACCATGCCCGCCACTGTGTCTATTTGATTTACATAGGGACGCACCGTTGTTATGTTGCCGCCAATACCTAAATCATGGGCTAAAGTTACGAGTGTGTTTTGAAGACCAGCAACAATATCTACATTGTCAGCCATGCCGGCTACAGTTGCCGCGTTAGCAGACACTGAGTTAGCTGAAATTTCTGCTGATTGGGCCGATAAGCTTGCCGCTTGTCCATAGCTATACGCTAAATCTCTAGCGTCCTCTGCGGCTTGCCTGTCCCCGGCGGTAGAAGCTACGTTTGCGTCAGCAATACTCTGTGCGCCGCTAACCGTTCCCACATAACCGCTTGCGGTGTCTTTGTGCTGTTCAGCAAGATTTTTTGCTACTTCTGCCGCATCTTTTGCGGCTTCTGCTTCATTTTTAGCTGTAACTGCCGCATCTTTTGCGGCTTCTGCGTCTGCGGCGGCGTTAGGTACTGCCGCGCTAACTGTAATGTTCTCGTAGAATCCTGCCATGTTTTAGTACCCGCTCTGTATCTGTGGACTAGAGCCAGCAACTTCGGCTGACCGATTGTGTGCAACAGCTCGGTTAAAGGCTGTTTGATATGATTGTTCCCAACGTCCATTGTCAGCCCCTAAGAATGTCGCCGCTTCAGACAGCGCACCGAATAAATACATTTCAGGAATTGTTGCAAATAAATCGTTAGTAGTTGCAGAGTCACTTAGGTCAGGCACTTGGTAATAATATTTAACAACAAGTGTGTCTGTCTGAGTCGCTGGCGTGGGAAAAAAAACAAGCTCTTTACCGTCTCTAGCAAAACACACAGGAACGCCTGACCGGGGAGTCAGTCCGCGTAGCTGTGTAAGGCTAATACGGTCTAAGGGTTTGTCGTTGTAGAAAACGTCAATAAGCTCAAGGAAGTCTGCGGGTATCGCAACTGCGCCTTGAGCGTTTAAGGTCATACTCGCTGTCTTCTCTATAGTAGGTAGCCGCACTTCATGCGCTATTCGAGTTTCAGCAAGTTTGATAAAATCTGGTATCTCGGTAGTCAGGTCGGTTCTGTTTAACCAGTTAGCTACTGAGCTTTTGAGTTCTGCATAAGTGCTTAGACTCATAGTCGTCCACCGCCTGTTCGCAAATAGGCGTAGTCGGGAGAGTTAAGCTTCTTTTTCATGCGCTTTAAATCTTCGCGGTTTGGGGCCATTACGTTTATGCCCTCTTTCATCCACTCCATCACAACTACCGCCGGGATAGACGCTACACGTTGCATATCAGCACCGCGCCTAGTGTCTTGCTGTCGAGCTATTCTGTTCTGTTCAAGAATGCCGCTCACGTCTTGGCTGTGAGATATGGTTACAGAATCGGTATTTTTATCGTGCTGAATATTTGCTTTTATGCCGTCTGACATCGTCTAACCTCAAAAATAAGTTAATAAAAGGACGGCCCCGAAGAGCCGCCCAGTTATGTCATCTTTAAGCAGTAAGAGCTTCGATCAAGCCAGAAGCTTTGCTGTTTTCACAAACAAGAGTTTGCTCAGTCAACATTTGACGCTTCTCAGAATCACCAGTCTTAGCTAGTACAGTAGTGGTTACTGGACGCAGTACAGCGCGTGACCAGTATTCAGTGTCAAGAACCAAACAAGTGTTAGCTTGTAGGAATCTATTCGGTACAACTGAACACTCACCAAAAGGCGACACATATACGTCCACAACATTGACTAGCTTAGTGCCAGTGCTGAAGTCACGGTTACGACCTGAAGCCGCCGCAAAATCAGCGATCTTTAGAGAGTGAGACGGAGTTACTTGGATCTGGTTAGGCTCGCCACCAGCACTGTAAACGTCTTCAAGCACGCCCAAAAGAAGAGCCTCAGTAAAGGTACGGTTAGAACCATTGGTGCTAGTAGTTGAAGCGTCGATTTGAGTTTGAGCAGACTTCAACTGACGAGCAGTAGTTGCGTTACCAGCAGTACCAGCTTGCAATGCGCCAACAAAAGCGTGTTCGATGTCACGGCGAAGCTCTTTACCTTTCTTAACGATTTGGTATTCAAGCTCAGAGCCACGACCATACTTTTCAACAACTTCATTAGTGCCAGATGACGCAACAACCTTGTCGAAGATCTGCGTGCTTGCATTCTTCATAGTTGTAGTTTCAGCGGCGGCGGCGCCAGCATCAGCACCCTCAACCTTTGCGTTAGTGCCAACAGCGGCTAGTTCATCTTCTTGCCACTGGTGCAAAGTAGAAGTAGCAGTGCTAGTTCCGATTGAAGAAGTAAATGGAGTTAAAGTTGGAGAAATGTCATAGATGATATCTTCGATATCTTCCTTCATACCAACCTGTGAAAAAGTTTTAAAAGTTCCAGCTACAGTAGCCATAATAATTTCCTAAAGTCTAGTTTTTCGGTTCAAGAGGGCTTGAACAGCATCTTCCGTAGACCCGGACGATTTAAGACGTTGTTTCGCTTTGCGATAATTGTCTTCTCGGCCTAGATCTTTGGGTTCAGCTTTCTTACCCGACAAAGTTTTTTGAGGAGTCGCTTTTACTTTCTTTTGCGTCTCGGTCTTGGCCCGATCAAACTGCATAGCCTTGAACAGCGCCGTGATAAGTCGGTGGTCATGCACCTCATTAAACTCATCTGCCCCAACGCCTAACGTATCCTTCGCATACTCACCAATTGAGTAATAGAGGTCGTTATTCCAGTTAGGGATTGTGGCTTTAAGGACAGTCAGACTTTCTTGGGCTTTTTCTACCATTTCCGCCTGTTGCTGTGCTTCCTGTCGCTTTATATTCTCATCCGACGTGCGCTTAATATTTTCATAAGTCGCTCGCGTCTGGTCATACATCGCTTTGGCTTGCTTGTATTGTTCGGGATTCTCTATCGCGGCTTTTTCCCAGTCGACGTTGTCGAATCGTCGTAGGTCTGCACCGGCGTTAGACAAGATGGCGCTAAGAGTGGATTCGTAAGCCTTAGATTGTTCTTCTGCGGCTTTACGCTGTTCGGCAACAGCTTGCGTCTTCTTGGTGTAATCGGATTGGCGTAAATATCCAAGCTTTACGTCTTCAATAGATAATTTTTCACCATCTATCTCAACAAAGCCCTCAGATACTACTTCAGGTTCGTCTTCGGTTTTTTCTTCAGACTCTTCGGTTGGGTCTTCTTCGACCTCCTCTGATTCTTCGGATACTTCCTCAACTGCCTGTTCCTCCTCGATCACTTCGTCAGTAGTTTCTTCAACTACCTCTTGCTCTTCTTCAGGGGTTTCGGTTTGGTCGTTTGACTCCAGTACCGCCGTCAATCGGGCAATGATATCGCTATCATCCGCTTGAGTAGAGTCCACGGGTGTGGTTTGCTCGTCGCTCATTTTGGATTCTCCTGTAATTTTACATTACTTCTGGTTGTTTTGCCAACTCGTAGTTGTTTATTATTCCAGCAAATTGCTGTACAAATAACTGTCCCGCCTTGTACATGGTGTACAGGCGTTCTCTTTCTTCACTCGCTTCAACGGGTGTAGCTAATATTTGACCCATGATCTGTTCATTCATGTTTTCAAATGCCGCGTTAAAAACGGGATTCTGCAATAGCGCTTTTGCGGCTTCTGCTTGTGCCGTTATGTCGCCAATATCTTCTTCATTCATTTATCAACTCCACTTAAAGTTATTAACCTATTGATACATTTCTTTTTTGCTTCTTCTCTACTTCAAGCTCCTTAACATCCATCTCCATATCATGGTTTTGCTTAGTCACTTTCATTAGAGCTTCTGTGTCATCCTTCTCTTGGGTATGCTCGAACTTCTCCATCTCAAGAAGCATCTTGTTCTGCTCCTTAACAACGTCTAGCTCAAGCTGACCCTCCATCACGGCTACCTGACGTGCAGTCATACCCGCGTTAAACTTCTCAACCTCAGCCTGTTTAGCCGCCGCCTCAGCTTGCTGTTGCTGTTGTGCCTGTTGCATCTGCTGGAACTCTGGGCTGTTAGGATCAAACAGGTACTGGTTGCCCGACTTCACATTCAAAAGCTCAAATGCACGACTGAGCATTGCGTGACGCTGTGGTGCGCCATACATACCGCCAAGGCTCGGATCGTTGGGGTTTAAGGTGAACTGCTGGTCTAGGCTTAACAGCATCTGCGCTTCTTGCGCTTGCTCTTCAGGTGTCAAAGCTACTGCTACAGACATCTCAGTCCTGTCGCCTAAGAACTGTGGATTCACAGGTACAAACTGGCCATCTAACTGAATAAGCTTTTCCTGACTCTCGTTCTCAACTGACAGCTTGTAAATGTCGTGCATAAGAGGTTTTAAAAAATTCTCAGCCAGATTACGGGCCATGACCATCACTCGACGGTTACTGGCGTTCATAAACTGGGTTATAAGGTCAGAACTGTTTTGCTTGCTGACAACGGTGCTGTCCATACCGCGTGCCATACGGCTCATACCGCTACGCGCTTCTTTCTCAGTTTCTAGGTTCTCAATCGCTTGGAAGACTGTGCCTGAGAGGTTAGGCATCGGCATTGGACGTACAACATTCTCCGGGTTGGGGCTGTTAACGTCGATCACAGCGCCTACCTTGTTGTCTAACAAGTCTCGTGGATTTTTAACTAGCGACAGGTTAGCTATGAAGCGTGAGGTGTTAGTCATAAACGTGTGATCTACAACGCCACGTTTTAAGCTCGACTGTGTCTTTTGGATATCGAACAATATGTCCGCAAGGCTCATACCGTGGAACTTGTGAGGTATGGGGAACGGTGTAAAGTACCTAAACGGCTTCTCAGACACGATCTCCATGTCCAGAATAACTCTGCGGCTGTGAAGTACCTTCAAAACCACACACTTATTGAGGTCTGAGCGGTGCTTCTTCATATACGACTCATAAATAGTCACATACTCACGGTCACGGTCATGCTCGCTGTGGTTATCGGTTGAATACCCGTCGTGCGCGTCGCGACCTAAGCTACCATTGTGGTAGATGTCACGCTCTTCATCTAATCGGCTTACAAGCTCTTCAGAATAGCCTTCACTTAACAGCTCACCGCGTGTGCGGCTTGTGCGGTGCGAACAAAAGTCTGCATCTTCTTCATCAGTCGCACGGGGGGTGATTAAAAAGTCTTCAGGTGCAATGTTTTCAATACACACCTTAGATTTATCAATTTTGCGAAGGATCTCACCACTATAAGTAGCCTGTTGCACCTCAACGACCTGTCCGGTTTGTGGGTCTTGAACAGTTGCGGCTGTAAACTCTTCAGCATACTCGGTGACAGTGACATTCGGGTCTGAGGCGATGGCGTTAAAGCTGGCCTCATCTATACCTTCAAACGTCTCCTCGTCATACTCGTAATAATTTTTGTAATAACGCTTAACGATACCGGTTTTTGCTACCAACGCATCGTGGATCACGTCATGTAGCCTTCC